TTCCAGCTTCACGATCATAACGCCTACGAAACTTTTGAATACGGAAAAACTCACGCTTCCTCATCTTGGAACCACCCACACTTCCGGAGCAGGCTCAGCTCCCGTACTAGCGACACACGCCAAAGCAATAGCCCAAAAACGGTCATCATGACTCCCCTGCGGGTGGGAAAAACTGTAAATTTCGCTTCCAGGCCTTTGCTCCCACTGCACCACGTTTAACTCAGCTTGCACATCCATGTCAAAAGACAATTCAAACTGTCTCCGCGCCTCTTCGGCGAGCATGCCCTTATCGCTCTCCCGAACTGACATCATCTTCTGCTTCAGAAAATTCGCTAAACCATGCTTAGACGGTTGAGTAAAATCAACTCCTTTGAGCCCGGGAAAATCAGCCTTCTTTATCTCTTCATCCATTCCCAACGTTCCAGTGTGATCATAGTAAACAGCTTCCACACTTTTCCATCGATCGCAGAGTGATTGTATGTAAGCCATCTGCGTTACATATGGCGTGCCCAATGGAAACTGCATACAATGAACCAAAACAAGAACATCATTTCTCTTATCAATTACAGCAACGACAGCATAATCTCTTTCCCGACCCAAATCCCAACCAATGAAAAATTCACCGCTAACATTATCCTCAAACTTGGTGAACTCTAAACCTTCATTCTGACATTTAATTATTAAGCTGGAAGGCAGAAACGCTGTCTCATCATCGACAAAAGCCGATTCCATCTCCCTTTTCCAGCGCCAAGGCTGGCCCACGTACTGCTCGCGCATAATCTTGACTTGACGCTTCTTCAGAGGGCCTTTTGGATAGAGAACATCCTCCCAGGTTCGGATGTATCGCGGCGGATCCTGCTCGTGAATGTTGCCGCTGAAAAATTTGAAAGCCTTGTCAAAGCACATTTTATAGTAGATAGAATCCTTATTCCAAGGCGTAGAAGCCACGTTGATGTAAACGGTTCGCGTCAACGTCATTGGCAAAAGCGCGCTTAACCACAGATCTCTGTCTTTCCGAATGAAGTTCATTTCATCGATGCTGATCTTCCGGGGTCCGTGTCCCCGGATTGTGAAGGGTTCAGGAACCTCTGCCAAGATTTTTGATTTGTTTCTGAAACGGATAATTGTTTGCAACTGCTCTTTTATTAGGTATTCAAAGACGTCTCGGTCCATGCGCGCTAAATGCTCATGGAGACCACCCTCGCCTTGGAAATAAATTTCCTTTATTTGCTGGTGTTTAGGCATTATCACAAGGATCGTGGAGTTTGGATGGTTGGCAGCAAAGCAAATATCATCGCCAGACATTACGGTTGTTTTTCCTGCTCTTCTACACCATCTTAAAACTTTAAGCGGTGACTTATCTCCCAGAAACCCCGCTTGATAAGGGTAAGGCTTAATGTTTAGGACGTCGGTGAAAAATTCAACCGGGTCCTCTGGAATATGAATAGGCTTGCTCTGTCGCTCTCGTTCTTCAAGCAGACTATTCCGCTTCTTTCTCAAGCTTTTTAATTTCTCGCTCAAGATCCTCAATCTCTATGTCGCGAATCATGCTATAGCTTGTCTTAATCAACTCTGTGAGAACCTGCATAGCTCTTAACCGTTGTTTGGTTTTGGTTTTCCGAGCGTTTATAATCTTCTGAACGCGCTTGATCATATCATCTAAAACCTTCACGTATTTCTCTCGCATTTCAGCAGGTTTTACCGTAAACCGTAAGGCGATTTTAAAGATGTATTGTGGGTGTTTTATGAGGGTTTTTCGTTTCTGAACAGAGCTTTTTTCAAGCTTTTTAGGGTGAATGGGCTTCATGTTGAGCTCCTTCTTGGAAAATTTTTCACGTTACCTTTAGACATGTTGGCTTATCAGCACCCCTGAAACAGTTCCTATCAAGCCTGTTATGGCGCTAAAAATTTCAGAGTTCCATTCACCCAAAAAAGCTATGTGAGCGATTTCAACGACTGACAAACAAACAGTCATTGCCATGGCGAATTTCACGCCGTAAACAAGCCTTTGGTTAGGTGGAATTTCAATAGTTTGCTGTCCTCTTCCACGCTTAACACTGATCTTGCGGGTTAACGCCTTTTTAATAGGATCCATGATTCTTTACCTTCTGCTGTTTATGACGCGTGAAAGACTGTCTGCCACCGCGTAGAAAACTTGTGAAAAGAATTTCAGCTTCATCCTTCGCCACGTGGTTTTTATCAATAACGTTAATGGTTACAGCCCAGCTGACAGGAATAGCCGTGTAGTCAATATCGTACAAACCATCACTATACTGAAAATTATTCTGAGCCAAAACAATATGCTGACTACGTTTACCCATCAATCCGATGAAGATACCCCAGCTTTTCACTGGAACATCAACAACCAAACCACTACCTAAACTCTTACCAATACTTGCATCTGTCCATGAAACAGAAATCAAATCTCCAAGCTGCAAATCCTTAAGCTGCTTTTTCAAACTCTTGTTTTTCACGCTACAACACCTCTCTTAACGTTTTCCTTGAGTTTACCTGAAATCTCAATGTTTCCATCCTCACGCAGAACCATTATGACTTTGCCTTTCCGGTTTAGGAAGGCGAAGCCTGGGCCTAACCCGAGTGATTCAGCTTCTGTGATCGCCATACCGTTGACGAATGGGATTCTCATTCCCTTTTTGATGCGCAAGTCGCCCGCGGAATAGTTCACGCAGCCATAGTGTGGACAATACTCCCATGCAACACTTGACGCATAAACACACTGTTGACTACTCGGATGCGTATATTGTCTATTGCAGCTGCCAGCTATGCTCATAGTGTTGCAGTTTACGGTGGCAGGACTGATTGTTTCTCCACCATGGTTATGAGCCTGGGCATGATGATCATTCGGCCCTATTCCAGTATGTTCTGAATGAGGATGACTTTTAGGCTCGTAACGATAATCCGGATCAACATACATGGGGTCTAAGCCTCCTTGAGCCTCCAATACATAACCGCTTGTCCCTTCTGGAAGCCTTGCTAAGGGAAATCTACCGCTTGTGATTATGCTTGCGGCAGCCGTGACATTCTGCAAAACGCGACCCGAAGTTATAACTTCAAAACCGCCAACATTAAGAGATCCGAGATAGCCAACACCATTAACGTGTAAATTGCTCCATTTCTTCGTGGCGCTACCCAAATCATAAGTTCCAGTTGCATTCGGCAAAAGATGAACTGCAACACCAGCATCTAAGGCTTTGAGTGCGCCGCTAAGATAGAGGTCCTTCCATTTTTTGTTGCTTGCACCCAAGTCGTAAGTGGCATCAGCATCGGGCAACAGGTGAAAATTGAAAAGCATGTTTGAAACATGGATCTCAACTGCGTAGATATGAGCAAAGCGTTTATCAGCCGCGCCCAGGTTGCTCGCGTTATCGCTCGAGGGAAGCATATTCCCAGAAATGCCATATTGATAACCGTTAATTTCTGCAAACCTTTTCGCGGACGTGCCTATTTTTCCAGAATTATCCGAAAGAGGCCACAATTCAGTTTTCAATTCAAGCTGTCCAGAACCTACGCGTTTAAGCCACGTGTCGAGAGCGGTTGCTCCTCCAGGACCAAACTGCAGCATTTCTTTATCCAGTTTTTCTTTAGGATTTGACTCTCCATAAGTTTTAATTTGCATGTAGCCATCGGTAGGTAAGAGCAGATAGAGCGTGTGCACTTCTTTCCATTTCGCCGTTGCAGATCCTAAAATGCCATGTTCATCATCGCTTGGCTGAAACTGATGATCCCGAACAGCTGTGCCAGCCTTGTTTTTAGTGCGGAACTTAATGATTGATGCCTCATCCTCGTAAGGTCCAATTAGTCTCGGGCAGATCCACCCCGTGATTTTATCCCAGCCACCATCGTCCTCAGTCGGCCATGGAACGCCATCGTCATCGCCAGCCTCATGCCCAACGTGGTGAGCACCTAAGCCGCCGCCCAGAGCTGTGGGAATCGCTCCTTTACCCAGTTTTGTTCTGGCGAGCTTTTCGACAGTAACGGTTGTCGCACGCATTCCGTAAAGATAATCTGCGAGAAATGGCGGTACTTTTCCAAGTTCAAGCGTTAGCTCCAAAGTTTGAGTTTTTGCATCCACACTATACTCAACGCTTTCAATTCGGAAATCATCATCAACATTCTCATTCGGCAATTGAACCGGAATCTTGTCTCCTGGAAGCACCGGAGTATTTCCATAATCCAGAATTGTAGTGCTTAATCGTAAGTATATTGCAGGGTTTTTGAAATAATCAAGTAAAGCTTTAGCTCTTAAATCACATTCATTATCAGATACAAGCTCCTCATCAACCTCAACAAGCTCTCTTAAACCATAACTACTTTGACTTGTAGCGTCTTCCCTTGTTGCGGAGTATCGGCGACCGCCAAAACATAACTGGTCAATCCAGAAGTCGCCTGACCCTACGCCAGAGAACCACCCATCTATTCTGACCTTTTTTATATTGCTCCAATCAAAGCCCGCGTCAACATCAGTCCATTCCATCTCGTTCGCTAAGCCCACTTTCAAATCGGTTTTACGCCACTCACCTGGAGCTATTGTGATGTTTTTACCTGCGCTCTTGTCTGTTTGATCATACAAGACAACGGTGACGTTGCCGTTGTAGCTCTTTTCCAAATATGCCAGAAAACTCAAAAGCGGATACTTGTTAGCGTCAACCTCTTTTCCAGCATTCAGAGTGAATACCGCGCCTACCCAATACATGTTTACGGAGTGAACTTTGATGCTGGCTGAACCCTTCGCCTTGAAAGTTGTGTCGAGACTTACTTCTCCAGCAGCCGCACTCCAAACTCCATCAGCAGGCGTTAAGCTTTCAGTCCATGCATCCTTGTCGGCGGGCACACTCTTATCAGCCAAACCATAAATCATGATTTTGTTTCGAACCCTATGGATGTCCTTGCGATACGCGCTAACCTCAATTTTTTCTGAAAGGCTAACGGGCGATGTTTTGCTGTTCTTCGGGAAAAACTCAAACTTGCCATCTGGGGCTACACGAAAATCGTAACCTATAACACCTGATTTATCAGATGATTCCGCAAGGTATTTCAAGATGTCAAATACTGGCGTGTTCTCATAATCAAGCGAAGTAAAAGTCGTATCCGTCTTTTCAATGAGGTCGATCCACACTTTTCCGTTTGCTGCAACAGTGTAAGTGTTGGCAAGATTATTCACCATAGTAACAGTGTTTCCAGCAACACTTGCAACCTCGTTATATTCCCAAGCATTATCATCTTTGATTTTTACAAGGTCTCCAGCACTGAATTTTGAACCGTCTCCAACAACACAGTCTTTCTGTCCACTTGCAGCATCACTTGTTAAGGCACTGTTTTCTCGGCAGTGGTCCAAGCCAATGTAATAGTCGACAAGATCACGAAGGATGTCCTCCCCCTTCTTGTCCTCATAAACCTTAGTAACTACTCTGCGGAAGATTCGTTCTCCCCAACACCTACCACTAACCCTTATGTAATTTTCAGATGACGTAGATTCACATTTAACGCTTTCAACACGGCAAGTAATGATTTGCGGAACATTAGTGCCTCTTCCAATGTCAATGTGTCCGTCATCCCCCACGTTAATAGGCGAAGTCCCACCCGGACTATACTTTTTATCCCAGTTCTGAAGTAAGCAGCTGAATGAAGAAACTTCTTTTGTGCACCCCAAATGCACTTTTAAGTCAATAATGTCGCCTTGAGGAGGAGTAACAGAACCAAAAACAACAGCAGCCTTAGGAATCGCTACGCTCACTCGACACCCCGCCTATACATTTCCTCCTCTCCAGCACGGATTATTCCACGTGTTCGTGTGGGTGTCTCAGAAACAACAGCGTTGTATTCTTTAACACTTGATGTAGCAGCGTTCATGCTATTTGCAAAACTCCACATGGCAGCTGCAGCCGCAACAATAACCGCGAGTCCCACTCCAGTTAAGGCGAGGAAAGTGGCGTAAGAAATATTCAAAGCGTTCTGGGCAGCTGTGGCAACCCAACTGGCGGCTGCATGAATCTTATGAGCTACGGCAGAGGCTATGCTTGCTGAAGCGTTAGCCGACTGAACTGTTGTGTTCAAAGCTGTTGCAGCCGTATGGCCTGCCGTAATAGTTGTCATGTAAGATTTAAGGCGAATCCACGTGGAAGTAATCGTTATGATAGCAAGCATTGTCCTGGCCCATTTCGCACTTTCCTTGTCAACAATGCCTACGTCACCAGCTAAGCTGATCACTGCAGTGCTCAAACCAGCAAACGTTGTTAACGTTGTAGCTACGGTTCTGATGCTAACGGTTGTGCTTTCAACTTTGGTTTTCAAGTCTTCCATACCAGTCGCTGCGTTACGTGCTTGACTACTCATTTCACTCATGCCAGCAGCAGTTTCTCGAGAAGCACCAGTCAATTCATTGAAGCCTGCAGCAGATGCTCTAACGCCTTCACCCATCCTCGCGGCGTCAGCTGCAACCTTGATAAATTCAGCACTTGCCTCATTGTGAACTGTTATGGGTATGGCTAACCCTCTGAAACTCATAAGCCAGCCTCCGCTTTAGCAGCATCCAAAGCATCAAGAATAATCTGTTCAAGACGCGGCAAATACCGTTGAATAGCAGGATAAAGATAAGGCTGCGCCCTCATGCGATATGTTCCAAACTCAACAAACAAAGCGTAAGTCGCTTCAGCACCGATTTCAGCAACCCACTCACTAATCTTAGCATAAATTGAATTACGCAGATATCCGGTTCTAACGGGCACAAGTTGACGGGCCAGGGCTTTGACGTCAGCAGCCCAGCTAACCAATTGCCTATGCACCTGACGTTGCATTGCAGAATCAAAATTACGAAGAGCATCTTGAAACTCTTCAATACCTTTTACGTCACAACTTATTTCAATGCTCAACGCTTTCGTGCCTCCCGCTTAGCTTTATCAATCTCCTCTTGCGTCTGCCGGTCAATCTCATTCATTATCACGATGAACTCTTGGATCGTTTTCGCTGGCTGTTTCCTGAGCTGTTTAGGTGTCCACCCGAACTCCTTGCAGAGCCTGTACTTTGTGATTTTTTGGTTCGGCGTTTGCCTTCTGAGGGCTCTGATAAAAAACGGCTCTCTTTAACTGTCAAACCGTTAAGCTTGTTGACTAATTTGCTGAACAACTCGCCCAAGCCCACTGGAACACCGTCTTCTTCACTAAGCAGCTTTTCAAGTGTTATTTGTTTGTGCGGCGGTTGCTCCTTAAGGCTCGCCATAATTGTTTCCGCTTGAATTGCAACGTAGTCGCTGCTTACAACTTGCCCGGTCATTTGGCTATATTTCGTGTATTTCTGAATGATTCGGCTGCGCTTAGCCCAAGAGATCTCCTGAAAAACATACTTGCCAGCGTATTCTTTTCCAAATCGCTTGTCTATTTCAACTTTTTCGTTTCGCAAAGTGAATCATCTCCATAACCTCGAGTCGATTGAAAACTGCAGTGTTTATATCATCCAAGACAATATCTTGCACGTACTCTGGAAGCTTCAGTATCCTCTTGCCTATCTCATCCCAAATTCTCATCCACTTCTTTTCTAGTTCTTTTTTCCGATCCAAACTATCCACTTCCCACAATCACAATCGTAAAACTGAAGGAGCTGATGCCTACTGTTGCTGGATCCACGTTGAGAACTAATGTTACTGGAATAGAGCCATCGACGAGGATCTCGGTTCCACTGTAATCCCAAGAGAGACTTATAAAGGACGAAGAGTTTACAGGGTTCCAATCTTCTGTGTGCATCGTTAAAGTTATGGGAACATTGCTTTCGTTTTTAATGTACGCATCAAACGCTACCATGTCTCCAGGCTCAATCATCCCCCAATCAATCTGTGTAACTGAAACTGTGCAGTCGACGTCCTTGTAAACGCCTACTCCTACAACTTTCAAGGTAGCTAAACTTGGAATACGTCTGGTCCA